GTAGTAAGAAATGGCTAGAGATATACAAATAAAAAAGAAGGTTTATGAAAAGTCTACATTTAATAAAGTTGTAGATAGATCATTTAAGTCTTATGGTAAAGTAGAAGAAGTAGTTCAACCCACAACGGTTGATGAATTTTTTGCTGACTATGAGAGACTTTATTATGAAATATCTCCTGATGGAGAAACTAAATCTCACCAATACTTAATTAAAAGAAGTATGGAGTTAGTAGATTTTGAAAAAGATACAGAAGACATTCAACCTCTTTTAGACGAAATATCTCAATTAAGACAGCAAATATTAGAGTATCAAGAACAATTAATAGAGGCTAACAAACCTGATATCGACTTTTAATGGCAAAGTATATATATGACATATCACAATTAGAGTTAGTCAATAACCCTAAAGCTAATAACTTTAAACCTGAAGACTCGGAGTTAATTACATCTTATGAAATAAAGAATGTATTTGACACAACACAGGCTAACGTTAGATTAGACTTTATAAGTTTAGATGATGATTTAATTTTATCTGAAAACTACTATAAAGATTACTCCCTGTTAGGCAATGCTCAATCTGCTGGTCAAAGTGGAGCAAGTGCGCTTACTATTGACATTGAA